TTGGTATTAAGAATAAATTTGGTGACTCGTGATTAATTGGCGTCCATTGATGTACATATTCTTTATCATAATCAGGTACTACATAATTCAATTCACCCAATATTCTACAATCAGGGGCTAATACCCAGAACATAGAGGCATTGCATTGATTTTGGAATGAAACTATTTTATCATGTACATTATCATTTTTTTTTAATTCCAATACATCATACGATATCCTCGATGCTTCAATAGGAATTTCTTTTTTATTAATAAAGAAAAAATATTTTCCCTCTTTTTTAGATAAAGGATAATCTTTAGATATCAAATAAACATTTCCAAAAGAACTTTCTTCAGTATTATTTTTTTTCTTCCAAATATGTACGTAGATTTTATCCCATTCAGGAACTACATAATCAAAATTAAAACTATCCGAAATTTGATAATCAATGTCAAGATCAATCACCCAAAAAAGTTTAGTTATTGATTTTTGTTTAATCTTGTTTAATGCTTCAAATTTGTCATCACTGTATTCAACAACTTTGATTAATGGAAACCTTTTACGTAATTCAATAAGGTTTCCATTGGTTGTTTCAATTTTTTTAAGATAGAAAATATCATACATAATTTATTATAACATATTAATCCTGTATTATCCTAGTATTTCCATAATGAATTACCTTGATATTTTCATTATCAGTTGTAAAAGATCTCCACGGATCGACAATTATGCTACCATTACTGATCTTACAATACAATCCTTGCTCTTCAGTTTGCCCACTATATTCGTAAGTAACTCGTCTATTATGGGCTAACAGTATGACACCATAAACTTCGTCATGGTTATCTCCAGTTAATGGATCAATATATTTTGGAGGAAATCCATATTGCTCACAATAATGCCCAATTAACAAACTATAGCTACCGTCGAGATAATCAACTGTAGGTTTATAAGCTTTGCCATGTATATAAATGTCCATCAAATTTTGTTTAGCTTGTAAAACTAAAACTTTTGCTAGATTTGAAGCTTGTATTTCTCTAGCATTCATTATAGAATCGAATAAGTCATACCCTAATCCTAATTCTTCGGCCATATATCTTAGTGCTATATTATCTCGTGGATGACACGCTCCGCCGTCTCCCATTCCTGCTTTCATATATTGCGGACCCATAATTCTCATCGTTGATTTAGCAAGAGCATTTGTAACAATATCAACATTAATATTTCCCTGTCGAAGTGCTACATCCTGTATCATATTCACTAGTCCAATCTTAGCAGATATAAATGTATTATAAAAAACCTTGATACATTCGCATTCGTCCCAAGTACCGATTTCATATCTAGGACTATTTTCCATAATAGTTTCATAGAAATTAACTAATTGTCTAGCATCACCTGTAAGACTGCCATCCTTAGTTCCAATCATAACCATTTCTGGATTTACCATATCCCAAGCCACACTGCCCATCGCGATAAGATAAGGATTATACACAAACCTAGTATTTGTTACTAATGGAATAAATTCTCTACGTGTAGTTCCTGGAAGAACAGTTGAAATTAATACTAGCAACTGATCCTTATTCATGAATTTATTTGCTTCAATTACACAGTCCTTAACAATATCATAATTAAAATCCTTAGGCTCTAAATGAGCTGTTGGAGCTCTTCCATCATATGCAGGATCGTGAGGAGTTGGAACTGCTATAAAGACAATGTCTCTACCATTAACACATTCTTCTATTGACAAGACTACGTTAACTAAATTACTTTTTTTAATAGATATATCGTAACCGTTAACTGAGTGACCTTTAGCTGCTATGACTTCAGCACAGGGCATTCCTAATTTTCCGATACCTATAAATCCTATATTCATTATTTTTTCCTTCTAGTTATTTTTTAAAAATGGTAATGCGATAGATTTAATATACTCTAAATTATATTGTTTCATTGCAAACTCACTATTTTTTACAATAGGTATAATATTGTTATCAGAGCTTATTATTTTTATCGCATGATTAAAATTATATTCTAATTTTAATTTAGAAATATTATACAATTGTTCATAATCTTTTCCTATAATATTTTTAACATTTTGAACAATAGCATCTGTTCTTTCATTTATATCTAAAATATTGTCAAATGAATAGTCAAATATTTCATCGTAAATTAAAAAACCCATTTCTTGAAAAACTTTATAAAAATGAGGGGCGCTCTGTACTAAAAACAGTTTCTGAAGAAATAATGGTGTCCATGTTTTTTCAGTAAAAAATATTTTATCAATTGTTGATTCTGATACTAAATTCATAAAGCTATCGTTCCATTCTAACGGAATAATAAAATTATTAAAATTTTTCTGATAATCACCTGATAAAACTAATCTATGATTATTTTTCCAATAGTTCCAATCGTAAGAAATATCATTATCATTATGCCAAGATACTGCTCCATAATTGATAAGATTATATTTTTCTAAATTATCCATTAAAATTTTGCGATGTGTATGTGATCGATTGTTCATTGAAATAAACGGTATCGTAAATTTTAAATTTAATTTATTTTGATTTAAAAAATATCGATGATCATATAATTCGTTAAATGAACGATACATATGATAATGTGGCCATAAATATGTATTAATATTATCTGTTGGAAAATGATAGTTTTCATTATAAAAAGACATATCAGCTGACCCAAAAACAAAATTTACTTCAATATTATTTTCTTTAAATATTGTTTTATATGGTTCACATTGTGTGATAGACCAGTTTCGATTAATTTCGTGTTCTTCGGCTGCAAAAATATTAATACGATTTGGAGATCGTTCTGCGATATCCCTTAAAATTATATCAGATACACTGTGACTCCAAATATTATAGTTTAACTCAATCATATCATCTGTTTCTCTATTAATTTTAGAGTCTCAATTAAATTATTTTTCCTGTTGAGTAATTTATATAGATCTAGATTATGTTTACAAATTTCATTCATTTGTCTACGAATGTTGATCTTTTCAATATTATGTAAAGTTGATATTTTAATTAAATTCTGTACTATGATATTAATTCTGTCTTCAAGCGGTAGATCCATATCATAGCTTTCATCGATCCAATTTGAAAAAGTAGCATAGCCTTTTTCTCTAAAATATTGAAGTGTTCCTGGATTTCCTAATATCATAAATGGCATACCTATTGCTATAGGTTTATATGATTTTTCACTTATAAAGAAACATTCATTATCAAAATGAGTTTCTGTAACTATATACATAAAACTTTCTCTGCAATGTTCTATCGGAATAAGTGAATTAGGATTTTCGTGTTCGATGTCAACTACATCTAAGATATCATATCTTTGTTGTTCAATCGTATTATTTGGATATTTATTTCTAAATATATCAAGAAATCCATTAGAATACATAGAATTATTAGTTGTATTAGCAGGGGCCCAGGAGTTATATCCATTACTTAATAACGAATTATCAATTAAACTCTGGATTAATAAACATCTATGTAATCTCGGCATTCGATTGAGATTTATATAATCTTTTTTAGGAATATAATCAATTATATTTTCTTGAGATTCTAAACGATACTGCCACATATTAACATAGCAAAATTTAAATTTATTTTCTTTGTATTTTAATTTATAATCAGCACTAATATGATAAAATTGAATGTTATTATAGGTTCTAGTAAAATTGTTTATTTCATCTCCTACATGTATGTTACCTTCAAACGGATCTAAAAAAACTGGAATTAATTTTTTATTTAAAAATAGTTCTTCATGTTCTTCAATAAAAATCTTAAATTTGTTAAGAAAAAAAGTTAATTCATTAACTGAAAAAACTAAATTATCAATAAAAATTGGAAAAATATAACTAGTATTATCGTTAAAATACCAAGTAGTATCTATGTTAACAACTCTAAAGAAATGATATTTAGAAGAATCATTAATTAGATTATCATCTTTTTTACCGTAATTTGGATCTTCGTCTGGTTCAACCCTAGCGTTATAAAATTTATTTTTTTGAAATTCGGAGATAATTTTAAATTTTACTAAGGATATCATTGGAACAACTCCTTAATAAACGGAAATACTTCTGCTGTATTTTCATTGCGTATTTTATCAATTTTATCACTCATATATTTCATCTTTGGCAATAGATGAGATTTATCTTCTTGATTCATGAAAGATACTAGATTTCTAATTCCATCTGCACTAATCTTATATTCAGATTCACAAACACCAGCATAGGCTAATAATTTCTTCGATACTTCTTCTTTTAGTTCTCTTGGTAAAATTTGACAGCAATAGTAATCCGGAAACATAAGATTGTTTAAATGAAATGTAGTATTAAAATGATTTTTTCTTTCTCTAAAATCTATCATTCCTAATCGAACGCATTCTGAATGAAACTCTGGAAGATAATAGATATTCCAAAAACTTATAGTAGGATGTATTCCCCAACGGATATTACCATTTTTAAATAGACCTGCATCTTTAAGTCTTTGAAAATTTTCTACAACTTTATTCCAATCTCCACCTTTTCTAATATAATTATATCTATCTCCAAAATCATCTAGACTAGCCATTAGTTCAATGTTTTTAAAATTCTTCCACATATCTACTAAATCATAACTTTTATATTTTAAACTAGTAAAATTAGTGCTATATCGTATTTTAACATCAAATTGTTTTTTCTCTATTAACTTTTCCAATACCTTATAATGTTCATCAGTGATTAATGGCTCGCCGCCAGCAAAGTGAATGTATTCAACTATATCAAACAATCCTTCAAAATCTTTTTCAAAAGATTCAAGATTATTCCATATCTTTTTAATCTTAGGTGGTTGATTTTCTTTTGGAACATCCCAAAGTTTAATATAATCATCATGCCATTGAGATGAAAATTCAATTCCACATGTACGACAACGTTGATTACAAATATTACTAAATCTAAAATCCCAATGTATTAAATTAAGATTTTCAACTGTTCCGTCAGTTTGGGTGCTTTCTACAACTTTACGATGTTTTTCAGAATAACTATCATTCATATGTGACCTAAGACTAGAAAATCCATCTTCTTCTTTTTCATAACATCGTACACAGAAATCCTTCCTAGGAACTTCATTTAACATATCTAGTCTAAGTTGTTTGGTTACATCACTATTCCATACTTCTTTAATTGTTTGATCTGTTAAATTGCCTAAAACTTGATCTATCGGAGAAAGACAGCAAGGGTTAACTGCTTTATTTGGCATAAAATGCATATGTGTCCAAGGGGCCATACAGAAAGTTTTATTTTTTTTAAGATCAGATATTGATTTCATATAATTAATTACCTTTATATTATTTTTTAAAAAATTTTATCTATAAAGAATCCATCCTTGTGGGTTAACTTCATATTCAAAAGCAATTTGTGTAAGAGAATATATTTCTTTGAGAGGCGGTTTTATAGAATCTTTAGTATTGTATGCCCATTTAATTAGTAATCTTTCCCATGTATCTTCTGCTTCTTGTACTTTTTTTATAGTAGTTTCATTAAATTCATATTTTAAAGATTCTTTAAGATATTCATAATGTTCAATTGGGGAAGGATGGGGATCATTAAAACGACAATTAAATTTTTTTTTATTTTTATTAATCTTATTATTGATTTCCCCATTCCACAATACATCGTAAAAATTAGATATTATAGTTGATAATGAATTATTATATATCGAAATAAGGGTAGAAGTAGTTTCATTTTTAAGATTTTCATCGTTAATTTGATATTGATTAAAAAATTTTGTAATATCTATCATTGATAAAAAATAATATTGACATTGTTTACTTTTGAGAATAGTATTTACAGCATGGATTGCGGCAAAATCTCTCATTGCCATGCCAGTTGTATCAGCAAATTGATCAACCCATTCTTTTGAATATAAATTTTGACTGTATATATTACCGGGGCATTGCCATTTATCTTTTATATACCTATCTTCTCTACAAACATTAGTCCAAGAAACCATGATTAAATCATTTTCGTTAAATTTATAAAAAGCATCGGCTTGCATTATTGTATTAAATATGTATTGATTCCCGGCGCCTGCACCACCATAATTATAATATGGAACTTTTAATTCTTCTGCAATGATATCAGACCATGTCGTCCAAGCATATCGAGTAAAACTGCATCCAAAAGAAAAAAATCTTTTTATTTTCTGTTTATCAACAAATTTATTCATATTTGTCTAACGGCCTTTCGATATTTGTATTAGACGGGGTCAATATCCATCCTTCACGTTTGGCTAATTCATTTAATTGTTCATCATTTATATATTGCTGTGTACTATCACCATTGATTAATTGAGTTTGAGATTCTACTATAGTGTCAGGTAACTGATCCATCCAATCTGTTAGAATATTTGGAAATACTTTAATACTTTTACCTCTACGCTCATCATACTGAGAATAGAACGTTTTGAAATCTCTCCAAAGAGTGATACGATTGCTTGTCCTTCGATGAGGAGCATCTACCGTAATGAGATAATCAATTAATCTTTCAATACTGGCTTTTTCAAATTCATGCCATAATGGTTTATCTTTAACAGAGTTGTACCATGTCTCCAGATTTTCTCTACAATAATTCTTTATATGATCAGGTAATGCTAATGGACTTTGGAAACTTGGGAAACGTAAAAGATTTACACTTACAGTTAAACTACGAGTTCCAAAATGTTCTTTAAGGCCGTATATTTCGTCAAGAAATTCTGTAATACTAAACAAACAAAGACTATTAATAGTCATCATTACATGAAGACCTTTAAGATTACCTTCAGTTGCTATTCTTGTTAAATTATCTTTCCAAAGTCTATATTCAAAACCATCTCGAATATATTCTGCTTGTTCTCCAATTGCTTCACAGCTTGTGTATAAATGGAAATCTTTTATCTTTTTTGTTTTAGCAATTAATTTGTCAATGATGTCTTTCTTAGCAATAAGATTGCTGTTAAGGGCAAATCGCATGTTTGATTGGCGTTCTTCAAAAGAATCTAGAAGTTTCCATGTTTCACTGCTCATTAAAGGCTCACCACCAGTGATACGTATTTCTTCTAAAGACTCATTTAATCCGCTATCCCACCATTTCCAAAATGCTGTAACATAAGGATTTTCTTCATCTCGTTTAAAAGGTTCAACCCAGGACCCGTCTTGCTTAAATGCTCCGCTACCATCACTAACTAGATTTTGATAAGGTCCATTGTTCTTAATATCTTTAGCCCAGGTAGTTGAAAAACTAGCATTGCAATAACTACAAGCTAAATTACAAACACGATCAAAACTAATTTCAAATGTTTTTAAATTAACATTTGAATCCCATGGTAATGCATTAATAAAATCCAATTCTTCATCTTTATAAATGATGGTTTTAAATATTCGATCGCTAACGCTATCTTTACCCATATCTTCAATCTTCCAACAATATTCGCACTCTGCTGGTCGATCTCCTTCGAGCATCATCTTACGCATAAGTTTCTTATGCTTAGTATTATGTATTGCTGTAAAATTTTCTGCTACTTCTTCAAGTGGAATTTTATGAGCTGGTGGGTGATGACAGCTTGCTGTGGTTCCGCTTCCGAGCCAAGTAGTAGCATTGAGCCACTTAGCTCCGCAAAAACTTTTACTTTTCGAGTCAATTACACGAGTACGATATTCAATTAATGATTCATTTGGTTTCTTTGGCATAATTATTCATCATTCCATTTATCTATAAGATGAGCATACTCTGGAAAAGTTTCTTTAAAATTTGTATTCCTTCGTTTATCTGCTTCTGTTATATAATCAACAAAGTCATATCGTTCGTTTGTAAAAGGATCATTTTTTATTAAGAGATTGCAAAATCTCTGTATTTGATCCCATTCTTCAAGATAGATCCTTGCAAATGTTTCTTTCCTATAATACTTTAACCACTGCTCACAGATGAGCAGTATTTTAGAGGCATATTCTTTTCTCATGTCTTCTGGCAAAATCTTAGCAGAAAGATGAGGTGGCCATCTTAAATAATTAATAGTTAATGGGATCCGATTATAAGCAAAATCTAAATTGTATTCCTTACGGAACTGCATAATTGTTTCTATAAAATCAGTAAATGTAGGCAAGCTTAATATATTTACTGTGGTCATTATTGCTACTATACAATCGGTTTTATCTAAAACTAATCTAACATTTTTTAACCATTTATCGTAGTCTAAACCAAATCTAGTATATTCTGCTTGTGCGCCAGTGCTTTCTAAGCTTGTATAGATATCAACTTTCTTAACACAATCCTTGATACTATTAACTTCATCTATTAGACGTTCGATTAGTCTATCATCAACACAGAGATTAGTATTAATTGCTAGTTCTAGATTAGGTTGTGGATTTTTCCTAATATAGTCTAACACACGCCAAGTATCTTTGCTCATTAATGGCTCGCCACCAGTAATTCTAAAAACTCGCAATGATGGCAACATATCTGGAAACCATTTCCAAAATGCCTCTACATAAGGATTATGTTCATTATGCTTATAGGGAAATTTGTTAATTTCTTTTAACCATTTAAGATCCTGGCTTCCTCTAGTTATTGGATACGGACCATGTTCTTCAATTTCATCTAACCATCTAGAACTGATTTCTGGACTACAATATAAACATTTAAAATTACAAGCATTTGAAAAACTAACTTCTAAATATGAAGGATTTACATTATCATTAGGATTAGATTTTGATATCTCATCAAATCGATCCCATGCCCAAAGATCAGCTGTCTTATAATGACGATCGCTAAAATGGTCTTTATTTAAATCTTCAAGCCTCCAACAATAATCACACTCTGTTGGGCGTTTTCCATCGAGCATTAACTTACGCTGTTCTTTTTTAAAATTAGTATTATGTAGAGCTGCTGGATTTTCTTCAATTTCTTGTAGAGGTATAATATGAGGTGCTGGATGATGGCAACTGTGATTATAGCCGTTTTGTAGATATAATGTCGTTTGTAACCATTTAGCTGAACAAAAACTCGGACTAACCGAATTCATCATGTCTCTTTTTTTTTCTAAAAGACTTATTTTTGCTTCGTTACTATTCTCAGTACTCATAAATTTATCTTCCTATCACCCTTGGGGTATTTTGATATACTGACTTAAAGAATCGAGAAGCATTCGCATCCATTTCTGCTATCTCTAGATCTAAATTCTGTTTTAGATTATTTCCGATGCCTTCAATTTCATCTTCAACATCTACATGTTCAACATGTTTTGTCCAATAGTCTGTTAGATACTCAAAATCTCTAACTTGTGTATAATCCCATTCAGTACAAGCTGTTAGGTAACAGCCTAATCTAGCACCGTACATTGCCCAAATGCCGTTCTTTACATCAGCACCGATATTGCACCATATTAATAGTCTTTGATAATTCTGCCACCATACACGTTTAATATCAACAGCCTTAGCACCACGATCGAGACTCATCTTAACACCTTCTCGAAATCCAGCACGCCATGCTTGGAACGGACTGCCATTAATATGGCTTACAGAATAACATTCATTCATCTGATAATATCTAGGATCAAAACAAAATTCAACAACACTTTCACTATCATCTGGATCTGAATTTTCATGTGTTTTCATGTTAAGGACAAAATCTTTGGTCCAACACTTTAATCCACCATTACCGTAAACAAGATCATTAATGGCATTTCTGCCGCACCATGAGAACACAAAATCTTTATTTTCATCAGTCAGTTCAATGTTTTGTGCAAAGAATCTAGAATCAATTATATTATCAGCATCAACTGTGACAAATCTATCAGTTTCACTTAAATTAGCAGCAGCTTTATGTGCAGCATCGCTTCCTTTAACACCGTGTATACGTTTAGCCCAAGGGAGAATCTTAACCAATTCAGAATAATTCTTATCAGCGTTAGGTTCATCATAGCTGATGAATATTGTATCAATGTCATGTAATATCAGTTTAGTCATTCAATCACCAAATGTAAATAATTTTGAAAAAATCGAAAAGCAAATATGTTACACGGAGTGCCATCATATTCACCGTATGGTATAGTATAATAATTATAGTTTAACAAATGTCCCATTGGAATGTCAAGAGTTCTATAAAGAATATTTGGATCATTTTCTGCTGTTACGTAGCATACAAGTTTTCGATTTGTTGTTAGAACTTGATGATACTGATCCTTTATTTCTCCCGATACTCTAATTCGAAATTCTTTTTTGTCATTATCCTGTTCAATTAATAAATCAAATTGATAATTTCTTTGAGATATTTTTACCTCAGGAGATGCTAATTGTTTTCGGATCTGATATATAGTATCATCAATTTTTGGTATATTATCAATAAGATTTAAATTTTTAACTAGAGTTTTCTTACCATCTTTATCTATGATCCTATAATCATTCATAGATATATCTGGATCATAATCACTTTGAGAAACTTTGATATAAGGATATGTATCATCTGATTCAAAATAATTTCGAATACTCATAACACGACCAGTTAATGTATCATAATGGAAATAAAATTCTATATTAGGAGTAGGATTTAGTAATTGTTTTAACAATTCTAAAGCATCTAAATCATCTTGATCCATTTATTTTCTCCTTATAAAGATCTTCGTAAACATATTCTATATGCTTAGTTAAAAATTTCTTTTCTGTATAATGGAATATACCAGTCTGTTGATAATTGCTTATCTTAAGTAAACCCTGCCTATTTAGATAAACACCGCCAAAATCCATCCAATCATCAGTAGATATAAACCAATTTTGTATTTTACTTTTCATATGTACAAATGTTGGATAATCAAATTTTGTTGTTACTCGATCTTCAATATCTAAAATCTTTACAGCTAAAGCAAATGCAATATCTATACTAAGGTGTTTAGGTGTATAGTTTGGTAAAAATTTATCATAAAATTCTTTCCAATTCTTAACTATAACTTCAACTAAAGTCCAAAATTCCTCAGCAAATTCTGTTTTCTTAAAGTAAGTGAAAGCACTATATGTATTTGGTAAATTATTTCTCACAAATGCTTTTCGATAATAATCACTTGTTACTGTTTCATTACGATAGGTCATTACATTAGAAGTAATAAAAAGATCATAATTCTTACTAAGATTTCCCCACCAATGATCAACATTTGTTAAAAATAACATATCAGCATCAAGCAATACAGTCTCATCGTACGGAGTTATATGATATATTTTCCAACGATTTTCAATTTTCCAATCTGAGTTTAATGCATCATCATACCAAGGTATTTCTATAATATGATCAAATACTTCCTTGTAATGATTAGGAACAGCATCAGGAACGTCTGTTATAAGGCTAACCGAAGTGATTTCTTTTTGTGAGTTTTTTATACTAAGTGCTAATACATATGCCATCCTTACATAGTCGTTAGAACTGTTATTTTGGGCAAGTATTAAATATCCCTTAGTTGGCATCTAAAACCTCCAACATCTTGGACATATTCCTGTTGAAACTGTATTTGTTCATTATATGTATATTTTGTGAACTTGTTTTAGCTAAAGTATATTCTCCTAAGGAATTCTTCTTTTGTACTAAAAATATTAAAGTTCCATCAAGATTAACTTGATATAATTCATCTCTATCAGTAGTGTAATAAAACTCTGCTGGTAATGTTTGAGGAACTGTCTTATTGCTAAATCCATTCATGATATGTATAGCTATACTAAAGATAAAATCATTACGCAATACAGGATATGCAATCTGATATAAAAATCTATAGTAATCATAATTTTCAGCAATATGTTGACATAGATTAAAAAACGTTTCTGTCCATGTTGTTCTTTTAAAATAGAAAGCAGTAGCCCAATAAAAATCTACAGTATATTCACTTACTCTCAAAAATTCACTGCCATCTCTTTCATATGCTAGATCAATATGTTTAGAATTTATCATAAAATCAGCATTTGAATTCCATATGTTTTTTAATCTATCATTCTTGATTAAGACATCAGTATCTATAACTAGAGTTTGATCGTATGGAGAAAGATCGTATGCTCTAGCACGAAATCCATTATTAAATGCAGTCTTTTTATAAGTTAATGAACCATCATAGAATCTCTTATCATATGGATCAAGTTTAGGTAGTGTATCTGTTAAAATAATCTTATCGAACGCAGATTTTAAATTAGGATCTTTTTTATCTAACCAATCTATAGTGCCCGAGTCAGTAACTAAACTAACAGGAACTTTTAGATTTTTTTCTACGTATCTAGCTGATACATATGCCATCATACCATAATCAATTTCTCGATTATTATGGGCAAACATTAAAACGCCCGATGTCATTTATACTCCAATCATTTTTAAAACTGATCGATTTTTCTTTAATTCAACATACTTGTGATAGTATTCGTTGCTCTTTTCAGCATATATACTGAAAATATTATTACGGAATCTTTCAACATCGGATATCATATAAGGATTTTCAAAATCATCAATAATCACTACATCTTCATCATGGCCCATCTGTATAAGTGATGTTAAGAAGTTTATGAGTTCCTGACCGATAGTGAATTGATGACCATTCTCATGATAAAGACAATTTTCTTTATATTCTTGCTTAATTAATTCTTTTTGTGTATTAAATGTAACCATCCTGTTAGCTACATCAAGAGCTGACTTTAATCTGTCATCCATGCGAAATCTCCAATAATAATATAATTATACATTATTATTGGAAAAAGTTCAAGTTTTGATTAAGCAGAAAGATTTATAGTATTAGCAAATGTTGGTGCAGTAGCAGTAACACCGCCAGATACTACTGCTCGTTTCATTCCTATATTACTTGTTAAAATACCATCAACATAGTCAAAAACACCCCAAGGGAAAGAAACTTGTTGTTTAGCATCGTCTGTAAGATATATGTTAAAAGTTATAATAGTTGTAGCAGCAGTACTTATCGTAGCAGTAATATAATAATCATTATTTGTATAAAGACTATCTGTTCTTCCTGTTAGCCCGTATCCACCTTTTGAGAAAATCGTCTGCGGGGAAGCACTTAGATCATAAAATCCGATTGAGGAAGTTGATCCTGTTCCTGTTGTAGTAGTAGCAGTATATCCAAAACTAATAGTTCCCATTCCCGAAAGCAACGTATCCCAAGCAGTATTCTGTGCTGTAGCACCTCCACCTGTACGTGTTGCTGAAAATTGTATAGCACCTCCAGTATTAAAGAAATATCGAGCCTCGTTATAATTAGTAAAAGTTACTGTAAATTGATGCTGTATAATTGGTTTAGTGGCTGCGGATCCCCACTCTGTAGTTCTCTGTGAAGTTAATGGTGTTGTGATAGCACTATAACCACTAGCTGCTATATTAAGTCTATTATTATAAAGTGTAGTTACTGCTGTTGAGATCGTGTTAATATCTGAATATTGTATAAGACTTCCAGTTGCAATAGGAGCTGAAGCTCTAGTAAAGGCTGTAGTAACAGCAGAAATATCGGTTCCTTGATGCTGCGCAATTTTAAGCATGTCATTATACAAAGCTACCCACTGCTTAACAGTAGTAGGGGCAGCTGATACACGATCAGTATTAGCAACAACATCAGTATCTGCTGTAACAGCTTGACCGTATCCAACATCTCCTGAACCAGTAGTACCTAAAATACTTACAACCGTTGATCGAAGTGTATTATAGTCTGTTGCTTGTATCAATCCGCCTGATGATATCGTCATTTTTTTATCTTCCTCTTATTATATATCTTCTTTTTTATATAACTACAACCATTATGACACCAGGAGCGCTATCTATTTTATTTTCTAAACTTTTTCCAATTATACATGCTGCTGGAGAAAGAACATTACCTCTCCTAGCATATCCCGGTGTAGTTGATGATACTAATACATCGCCTTTATTGATTGGTCCTATAACTTTACAAGGTACTTTCCCTCTTAATGCTACTGCCAATCCGTCTGATTCAACATTCATTAAGTAAGCAGGATCAGTTGAAATTACTCCAGCAACTCTAGTATCTTCGTCAATATCTGTAACTGTTATTTCTTTTTCTCCGCCAAATATAACAACTGTACCTGGCTCATATACAGCATCGGAATCATATTTTTCTGCTAAGTCAGCATATCTTGCTTGTGTTGCAGTTGCACTAATAACATTAGCAGAAAAATTACCACTTACATCTCTAGCAACAATTGTATTACCTGTATTTTGATCCGTAGCTGATGAATATTTTGATGCGCCAGCAAGTGATGACCTAGCATAATACAATGTATCTGATTTGGCTGCTATACCAGATATTGGTCCTTCAAACGAATCAGCATATACAGTTCTTGCTCTTACAGTGTTCCATCGATTTGATGCTGTACCTAAATTATAAGTATCAGTATCTCCCGGATATACATCATAACCATCTAATATTAATGGTGTTCTTAGGCTAGAAGCATCAGTTGTTCTAAAATATAAACTTTTTGAATAGGTGTTTTTAATAGTACCGTTACCACTATCGATATAGATTTTTATATCATTGTTTGGAGATCCAATTACAATACCAGCATCAGGAAAACTTGCTAATCCAGTAAATGATGCACTGGCTGCTAGAATAAATGCACTACTATCAAGATTGTCTAACTTATCAGCATTGCTTGCTGTTCCCCAGAGTCTATATGTTGAAGATGTAACACCTTCATTAGTAAGACCGGCACCTGGAGTATCGGGTAAAGTAATACCTTTTCGTATATAACTAAACCCGTCGTTAATAAGTGCAGTATTAGAAGCAGACTGTAATGTAAATGTATCATTGCTTATAACAAATACTACATGTCCATTAGCAACTGCTTTAACAATAGCGTGTGGATTTCCATCAGGAGAGTCTAAAACGTTCGCGCTTTCTAAATTAGTTTGACCACCTACTACTACAGACTGTGGACCAATTAATACATAAGCACCCTTATCACTATCCCATGCTTTTAGCTGGTGTGTACTTGTATCATACCAAAAGTCGCCTGTATTAAGAGTATTTGTTGGAGCTGTAGAACTAACATACGATCCACCAGTTGTATTCCACTGACCTGTTGTTGGGCCAGTCATTACATAAAATTTTAATTTCTTATTAGTGCTATCATACCAAATTTGTCCGGCAATAGCATGTGGTGGCTCAGATCCACTGGCAAAATTTTCTAAGAGATAAAGGAAATTTTCATTCTGTATACCGCCATATCCGGCAAAATTCTTACCTACAAAAGTTAAAGATGTAGTGTTACTCTCAGTTGAACCGTCATCAACGTTAACTAAGAATTCTCTATTAAATCGGTTCAGTTGGTATACCATACAAGGGCTCCTAAATCATATCTATAAGCTATTTATCAAACACTACAAATCCGCATCATGTGTCCAAGATCCACTGGATATAATATATCTGGAAGTATGTCGAGTGATGCTCGATCCTGCAAAGTTTATATGCTGATAATGTACAAGTGCTTGCTGACCATTTAGATAATTTAAGGTGCTAGCAATAGTTTCTAATATAGTTATTGTACTAGTCTGAATAGTTGCTAAAATATCATTATCAATTAATGTAAGTACTATTGGTTTTGTTAATATCTTTCCTGTAACTTCAAACGTGCCAGATACTCGAGTATTACCGCTTATATCAAAATCTCGTTGAGGTGAGCTTGTGCGTATACCAACTCGATTGTTTGTAGATTGTATATAGATACTGTTATTTGTAATCGAACTAGTATCTTTAGTTGTAATAGCAATATCACCAGCTGTGTTTTTTAAAGCTAATGTTGTTCCAGTTACTGACAGGCTACCAATAGAGCCGCCGCCGACCATTAACCCTAGATCATTTGTTATAGAAAGCTGCCCATTCATAGTTGAATTGACATCTTTTCTTAGATAGTTTGTTCCAACAATACCATTTAACTTTTGAGAATTAGTTACATCAACATTAAAAATAACCTTAACTGATGATCCTAATACAACAGCACCGTTTGATAACGGAGTAGTTGGAAGTTGCGAGACTGTAAAATTAAACTGATCAACAATACTAGTAACAGTAGTTCCGGCAGCAAATGCACCAATACCATTTGTAGTCGGACCAGTAAGAACTGTAACAGTCATTCCAATTTCTAAACCAAAAGTAGTTTTTACAGTAACCATCGTGCCTATACTAGTTGCACCTGCATCCGATGTATACTGACCTGAAACTGAAGTGTATCCCTTGCTTATAGTACTAAATCCCGGAATTGGAGTTTTAGGCGTAAATTCGTATGCTGAATAAATTCCTAATAGATAATTATTAACTAAAAGTTTTAACACTGGGCGAGCATTACCATATATGCTATCATATAGTGTTTCGGCAACTAATCCAGTTGTCCCTTGACTCTGTGTCCAAGTTGGGCCAGCCAATGTTAACGCAGATCCATCAAAAAACCAAAGTTGCTTATTTTTACTATCAATCCAAAAATCACCTGTTACAAGACTAGTCGGTTCTTCATCTTTAACTATCGGAGCACCAGTTGCTCTCCAACCATTTGTTTTACCAGTATAAACTTCTAGTCTTGAATCTGCTGTATTATACCACAATTGACCAGTTACTGGATAATTAGGCGAAGTACCGTTAGCAAAGTTTTCAAGTAAGTAAAAAAGATTTTGATTAATCGTTTGACCAAAAGAAGTAGAATTTCTACCAATTAATTTTAAATCAATATCTGAGTATACTGTTCCATCTTTTATAGTAAATGGATTTTCACCATTAGAGGGTGTAATTGTATATGGCATTACTAGTAAACTCCTGTATAGATTATATAATTAATTGACAAATATGGATTCATTACTGATACTGGTTCACCAACAGTAGCAGCATTAATATTACCTGTAGTTGTTAAATGTCTTTTTTGAGTTGAACTACTTACAGCAGGTCCGTCTATTAATACGGACTGATTACCATTAGGCGGAGCAGTTGAAGAATTATTAGTAACATAAAACTGATCACCGTTCGTATCAGTGAGCGTATGTTTGTGATTTGGTAACTTTGAAACATCAAGTGTTACTTGCTCAAGACCGCCTGCATTTCCTAAATTACTCGCTGCCGCAGCTCCTACTCTATTAGCAGGGCCGCCACCAGCATCAATACTAATACCAGGATCAGCTTTACTAGGAATAAAATCTTTATTATCCATATTATCTAAACCTAAAGGAAATCTTCCTCTTAAGTCTGGTAATTTAAATGTGTTATTACCATATAAAGTTCCTGTTGTGTATGTAAACCCAATAATATTGTAAAGTTCTACATAGACCGATCTAGATTTTTCACTGCCGTCACATAACAAATATCCTGAAGGTACAAGTGACCCAGCAAAAGGAAAGATCGATCCAATTGGAACTAATGCTAATCCCTTTAAGAAATTAGATTTAGTTACTTTATATACGTCAGGATCGTTGCCACCAAATGTGACAGTTCTGTTTAATAACAATTCATCTGATCCAATTGTAGTCTGCAATGGAGCTTTAGTACTAATAAAGTCTGTTGATATCCTAGTATAAAATTGTTTAAGTTCTTTAGCTGTTCCTGAACCAATTCCTGGTCCTGTAGCTACAAAGGATGTGTTTATAGTACTTGATGTTGAACCAATTAATGTAAAATCAGTATTTCCAACCGTTGTTATCATATAGTTTCTACCGGTTACAAATGAACCAGCATTTACAATAGTATCTTGACCATCAAAACTAAATCCAAAACTAGATACATCTCCAATCATTGAAAATTGTGTTCTAGATACTAATCTAGATGCAGTACCTGTTACCGAACCGTCTAATTGACCGTTAAATGATCCAGTGAATGTTGCAGGGGATCCGCTAACTCCTGAACTAAAATTAGAAGAATATACATTATTAAATCTTTTTTCTATTGATCCTATATTACTAATATTATTTGTAGTTGGTATTATTGATGTACTGGTTATTTGACCTGAAGTTTCAATTGATCCGGAAACTTTTAGTTTCTTTTTAATTACTACACCGCCACTAACAATTAATGCTCCGGTAATATCGGATTCTGTTTCAGTAACGTCTGTAATCTTTAACTGACCACTAAAACTGCCCGTACCTAAAACCGATAGCGTAGAATCTGGTGAAAAATGGTTAGTACCTATTCCAACTTTGCTTGTAGTTGAATTTAGACTTATTAAAGTAGTTTCACTTGAATTTACATTAACTCTAAAATCTAATCTAGAAGTCGGTGTGGCGTGATATAGAACTCCTCTATTGTCTGTAATACGTAATCTTAATTCTGCTTCATTTCCAATATATAGTCCAGAACTATTTTTAATAGTAAATGGTTGAGAAACAGTGTTTATTTTGTCTGTCTGTAGAAATTTACTTGCTGGAATAATAGTAGTTCCGTCAATAAGATTTTCAGCTTTCTCACTTGTGCCCCAAAATTTATTATAATTTGTATTTCCAGAAAATTTACTGGTGCTAAGATTTATCCCGGGTTTAATGTTAGTAAATCCCGAAATACCTATCTTAGGTGTGAATTCTGAAGAACTTATTATAGATACGATATTATTATCAACATAATTATATAAAACTAAATGTTCAATACCAGTAGCAGTGTTATCTTTAATAGTTGCTGCTTGTGTGCTAGTATTACTACTTCCAGTCCTATCTGGATTTACTGGAACCCAAGATGCGTCATTCCAAATGAACAGTTGAGAGGTAGCTGTATTAACCCATAAATCGCCTTTTAGATTTGAAGTTGGTTGACCTATACTTTTTTTAACCGACCCTACTGGTTTCCAATTAGTTCCGTCGAAAACTTTTAATTCTTTTACACCTTCAGTAGTATCAAACCAAAGTTGTCCAGCAACTGACTGACCGCCAATTGAAATATTTGGTGAGCTAGTTGATGCGAAATTTTCTAAAAGATGTAAGAAGTTTTCAGCTATATCAACAGCATATCCAGGTTGATTACGTCCTGGAAATTTTAAATTTGTAAGACTATTAACAGTACCATCATTTACTGTAATAAAATGATTAACATTATAACTTTGATCTGTATATTTAACATTATAAGACATTATCAATTAACTCCCGATAGGCTCTGTATGCGAACAGTATAATCTATCTGTATTAATCTATTTAGACTCTTCTGTACCGGATGGAATATTACATGAGTTAATAACTTTCCTTCATTGTCAGTTGCAGTAGGATCATATCCTCTAAGTCCTAATTCGTCAAATACATAGTCTCCAGTATTACTAGCATTATCAAATGCTTCCTGGCCAGATGGTTCACCATAATCAAGTAAACAAGATACTATAATATCAGTATATGTAGTTCCAGTAAGATGAGATGTTTCTATCTTGTTTCGAGTTGGATCGGTATTAGCTACGCTACGATCATCGACTACTTTTTTGTATGTCTCGTTGTAAAGAGTACTATTAGTACCAACACTGTTTGGCGTTAGATATGTAATAATACCCGTAGTATCAACGATAGTTCCACCATTTCCAAACGCCATCTGATATATATAGCCTTGCCCAGAATTAGCAAGACTCTGTGCCATTGCTATGCTCATATTCTCATAATGGATAGCATTTCTCTTATTGATGTAAACCTGACCCGACTCTGGATCAAATATTTTTATATGTCCTTCAATGTGAAAAGGTCCGGTTTCATTAGGCTGATTCTTCATATCTTTATCCTGATCCTTGGTTTCTTTAGGTTTATCATCTTTTTTCTGCATAAGTTTCACTCTCTTATTTATTTAGGTAAATCAACCTGTGTTGTGTTCAAGAACCTAGCAATATCTGTACTACTATATGCTAATGATAAGCTTTCCGACATACCTTGCCAAGTCTTGCCACGATTTGAAATGATTACTACTAATTCTCCAGCGGTTGGTGCTACTGTTAGTCTTACTGATCTACTAGTCCCATCAACTGAAAATTCTGCTTCAATTTTCTTATCAGCTAACCCTTTATAACTATCTTGACCTAATGTTTTATCATAAACAGTTAATGGATCTTTAAGTAATCGACGACCGCCAACAAAGACTTCAATCTCATCACATGGGTAATAATCAGAAGGAATACTACCTTGATATGTAAACGGAATTGTAATTCCAGTCTTTTTATTTTTTCTCTTAGATGGAATAAAATCTAAATCAAATACTTTTTTTAATCCATTACCATATGCTGTCTTTTTAGTTTCAGTATCAGCATAAGGAATAGTTAATGTTATTCCGTTATTATAAACAAATGTTCCACTAGCAACAAAGTTATTAACTGGAGTACCAAGAGTTCCTCTGCGTAATTGACTAATTGTATTTCCGTTCTTTACAAAATATTCAATTCTTTCTCCATTGATATCAATGACACCAGGAAGTCTATTTCCTATATTCTGATTATTATCTACATCTGTTAATATTGTTCCATTTGATACAGTTATGCTAGTATCAGATATACTTAGATCGTTAGCAAGGGTCGTAACTTTGCTACCATCTAATACTTTATAAGATGTCCTATTTAACAAATCCTTAAATATTCTAAATCCAAAACTTGGAATATTTGTGTTTTCATTAGTTGTAATAATTTCAATGTAATCAGAACTAATTAACTCATCAGGTAGTTTAACTTTGATCTGTCGTCTATTATCAAGTACTACGAAATCAACATTTGGTGCTAGCATCTTACGACTTAATACTACAAATACTCCACTAGTATTAGAAACTGTCCTTGGTAGATCAAATATTCCACTAGTATTAGTTGATGTGCTATTTAGATCATATCTAAAATTGTCATAACCTAACATGTCAAAACCAAGACCAAATTTAAATCCTTTATTAGAATTTTTAATTTTAAATATGTCATGGTTAGTAAAAGTTGTTACTTTAATGTTTCGTCCATCTAAAATAATAAAATTACTTGTGAGGATTAATTTGTTATCAACGATTTGATAATCATTTCTCTTAAGAATTTCTACAATTATTTCATCATCATTATTTGCTACACCATTCTGCAATGTTATAGTATTTTGTATAGAATTTAATGTGAAATCTTGTATAGCTATTAGTTGAATTCCATTTCGATAAACATTAATATCAGAATATGATATCATTCCTGATAGATATCTATTATCAATAATTGTTAGATCATTTCCGTCATAAACGAAATTCTTGCAGTCAGGTGGGGTTAAATATTCTCCAGAAACTTCAATTAGAACGTTTGAAGATAATGGTCCTTGATTTGCAGGAACTGATGGAAGTACATATGTTCTTTGTCCTGCTACAGTAGGAATATTATCAACAGTTACTTTACTATATTTCTGTATGTTTCCAGAAAATACCATTATCTGTATAACTGATCCAACAACTGGAACTGTGTTAAATTGTACTATAACGTTACCGACAACTCCGTCGGCCTTGGTGCTAGTTTTAACTGTTGCATCAGTTTCAATTCCATTAATAGTTGCAAATACAGAAACATTATCTTTCTCATATCTAGCTGCTGTTAAGAATTCTTTAGTTGTTCCGTTTCCAATGTATGTTAATTTATCTAACATATCATATCCAGCTGTATCAAATACAATGATAACGATCTGAGTATTTAATTTTGGAGGACTGCTAAGTATGACAGTTTTGTTGGCAAAATTAATTGAATAATCTGTAGGAACATTATTAACTAAAACCAATACTCCATCTTTTGTTCCTGGCAATTGACTAATTTTATATTCAGTGGTTCGTTCGTCTCCTCTAAAATTATTAAGATAAACATTTGGTCCGCCGGTTGTTGGGGTATGATATACTTTTAAACTTACAGTATCAAATACTTGACCTTCAACTAATTCTTCTGGACCATGACTTGTATCTGAACTGATCAATTGATCACCATCTATTACAATATCTTCAGGTTTAGATCCTGTTGCTGACGAATAAGATAAATTACCACCTGATATTAATGTATCCATTACACTTCTATCTGATGGTAATATAGACCCATCACAAGTACTCTTACGGAATATTAATATAAAGCCATTTTCTAAATGTACACCAGACGGAATAGTTATTACATTAGTAGTTCCATTACCAATAAATGAATCCATAAGATCCGGATCAAGTCTAGTTGTAATCTGTCTAGTGAATGTTATAACTGTATCTTTTGCCGTATTATGATCAACTGATTTGTCTAATATTACAATATTGTTTTCTATAGACAATACTCTTCCAACAACTCCAACTCCATTAACATGTACAGTATCACCAAGTTGTACATTGTAAACATCTTTAACTGGAATTGTCATTAAATTATCTATATTATCAGTAATAATTGATGAGATTGTGATAGGATTCTCTCGATAGATATTAATCGTTTCTCCAACTGCTGGAGTAAATGGAAGCGTAAACTCTCTAGTATCACCATATATTACAGCAAAATCATCATTACTTGAAAGTACGTTATCCCATGAAGATACATCCCATGGTAATACAGACCAACCGCCACCTATTTCAAAATCAATACTGGTAATGGAAACTCCTCCATAATCAATACCAGTCATTAACTGTCCTAAGTCTTTACCGTATTGTCCAACTGTTGGCGTGTAGGCATAGTTAATCCTATCAGCTGCTGAATATAATTTAATATTTTTATCATAGGTTATTTCAATATCAACACCAAATGAAGGTGCTTGAACAAACACAATATATCCTTCTAATGCAGTGTAAGTATCATGCTCTACTTCTATAATAGAAACACTATATTGTGATCCATAATATTGAAGATTGTTAACTAATATTGTAAATTTGCTCTTCTCTATTTCAGGAGCATATGTCAATTTAAATGATTTTGTATTACCAGTACCTTTAAATTTATCAGTGTAACTGAAATTATTTTCTCCATTTTTATCAACAGTTTGAACATATGTTCGTGCATATCTATCAAATTTCATACCCACTAGTGTTGATCGAGCTAATCCATTACCGATTTTAGCATATGCTTTTGCTCTTTTAGATTCAATGTTTCCATTTCCGCCGCTTATAAAAATAACAGGAGCTGATGTGTATCCATAACCATGATCATCGATTACAATACTATAAACTTTTCTATTGGCAATATAAGCAGTAGCTTTAGCTCCTGAACCTCCGCCGCCGGATATTATTACAATTGGGGTAGTTGTATAATCATCACCACCATCCATTAGCACTATATCAGTAATTTTATATGTGTGATTATCTAACCAATTTTTCCAAGGATACTGTACAATATTATCCGATCTTAATGTAGTTTGTTCTATCCTGTTTATATTGTTAGCAGTACTATAATATGACGGTAAGTCAAAATCTGTTACTAGAAGATTAGTCTCTTCTAAAGATTGATAAGAACTTATCCATTCACGTATTTTGGTTTTATAAGGTTTAGCTTCTTCCATAAATGATTCATAACTATCTACTTCGTCACTTTGGAATGTAATTCTCTGCTTAAGCGATCCAACATTATGATTAGCCTTTAAGAAACTAGTCTTAAAACACCAATCCGTATATAGTTGCTCACTTAGAACATAATATACACTATTAAAGAACATTTTTACATATTCTACTCTTAAAGTATTAACTAATATAGTATCACGTAAAGTTTCTAAAATTATCCTTATTTCAGTCGTCGGTCCTTGATCATAGAAAGACAAATCAAAACTAGTATTAGTGTCAAACCCTAAAGTTTGATAATTATAGAGTTTGCTTGAAAATTCTATAGTTCCGTTTTGTTTACCAACTACTTTGTAATCGTCAGTAAAATCTAGAGAATTACTGTCATTGATTCTTTCTAATAGTAACCAATTTCCATATCCAACATTATTAATTTTAACTATGTCACCAATTAGGGTCGGAAGTCCATTTAAATCAACAGTCCTTTCAACTTGATATCCGATATCCGATGACAGACCATATCCTGTTTCATACCAATCTTTGTATGACCAATATCTTGTTACATCATATGCTTGAGTTCTAAATCTGTCCCATTCTTTATCTGTAGTATTCCAGTAGTATAATGTCCAAGCATTATTAGCCTCTTCATCATTATTAACTAATACAGTATAATTTCTTATAGAAAGAGTAGTATTATCATCATATCCTGAACCTGGCTTAATTACTAAAACTTCAGTAATAACTCCTTGATCATTTATAACTGTACGGATTTCTGCACCTTTGCCAGATCCTAATATTTTAACATTAGGACCATACCAACTAATTGGCTCGCCAAATTCATCGATTTTATAGACCACATTACGACCGTAACCGTATCCTTCATCAACTATAGTTACGGCTGTTATCTTACCTTCTAGTATCAATGGAGACAGCTTTGCTGTTTTAAGTTTTGATGTTCCAACAAATTTTAATTCATAAAAAACATCAACAATCTCATCAACATCTCCAGAATATAAAGTTGGGATAGGATCATTCTTTTTTAGATTAGCGAAATTAATATCATCAATTATGATGTTCTTTGCTAATACAGAATTTACATATTCAATTAATTGCTTCAATGCTTCAAAACGATTAACAAACCAAGTCTGTCGAGGACTATTTAAATTACCATATCTCTGTTTCTTATTAAGTTTTAAATCTGGTAAAGGCTGTCCAAACATATTCGATCCTACAAGACTGTCAAACCATTTAGTTTCAATTGAGGGCGGTATGATAGCATACGGATCATCTTTAGCAATTAATACATATTCTCTGTGTGTTAGTAATTCTGTATTATCAACTTCATAAAATTGAAGATTTAATGATACATCAGTATCAACTAACTTACTCCCAATATTAGTTAACATTAGTGTATTTTTGCCTGTTATTGAAGCATACTTGTATCCTTGAGATTTTGGATCTAGTATTAATCTAGCTACATCGGCGCAACTTAGATGTCTAGTTTGTATGTTTGGAACTATATTCTTTCCTTTGACCCAATAATAATATAAGGTAGTTTTAGTTCCACTTATAGAATCATATTTAAATTTACTGCTCCAAGTAAAGTTATCAATGTCTTTCGGAATACCACTGATTCCTAACGCAAGTCCTTGTTCGGTATCTGCTAACTCAGCCCATTTGCTTGGTAGATATGTAGTTTCAACCCATTCATAAATATCAACAGTACATCCAGTAAATATCCTGCCCCAATTATTGCTCTTGTAAGTTAAATCACTCTGTTCATACCAAACAAACTTTACCTTTGTTAAGTCCCACCATAGTTCACCAACATGCTCATCAGTCCATGGCATACTTTCATCAACCGATACTTCACTAGCAACACCATATTGATAAACAGCAGGATCATAATAAGTTTGATACTTGAGTTCTTGTTCAGCAATAGCAGGAATACGACCTTTAGCTGGATCATAAAAATCAAGATGTTCAATTAAGTTATTTGTCTTTGAATTGTAAATAAATGCTTTCTTAAATTTAGAAATATCAACTAATTCTGATTGAGACTGTTTAATCTTCCAACTTAGTTCTGTATAATTAAATGTAAAGACCGTACCATACATCTTACCGTTAACAGCTCTACTTGGAGTTCCAACAGCAATAGTTCTATCAGTTACTGATACTGATGATCCAAATTTATCATTTGATTCCAAATCATCTACTGGGCGTAATCTATCACCATAGATAAATTTATCATCAAATCTATTATAAACATAAACTGCTCCAGTATAATCTATTCTATCATAAAATACTGTTGAGTTATTATCAAACGAAGTTTCGGTATCAAGTTTAGTACTATTACTATCTAATTTATAACTAGAGTAAATTCCGTGTGCTGTAAATGTAATAGATCCCTTACTGTTATTTGTTTCTGAATTAATAGAAATTGATCGGTATCCGTTATTTTTACTATCAATATCTGTAATTCTTGTTATTCCACCAAATGCTCCATTACCACTAGTTCTTATCAAAGTCATTCCGATAAACAACTTTATTGTACTCGGAATACCTGTAATAGTTGTAGTGGATGAGTTAGATACTATAGTTCCGGTTATACCTGTAATTTCTATATCTTCAGGTGAAACCCTATTCAAATAATTATTAAAAGTTAATGGTATTAATGTATCTCCACCAATAGCAGATACTGTTAACAAATTATTAGAAGGATTTACATCTAATTTAGTACCAAATCGTTCATTAGTATTAATAATAGGAGGTAATACATACTGAGACAATTCATATTGTTTGTTAAATTCTGTGTTTGATGTTTTTCTAAAAATATAAACAGACCCAACATTATATCCTTTATTATCATCATTTGGACATGATATAAACAGTGTATCCGCTGTTATAGATAGACTATATCCAAAATAGTCTTGATCGTTTAGATAAGTGTTACCGTATACTGAATTTGGTATAACTCCATTATTCATGTTAGTTGAGTCAATAGTTTCTATTAATGTAAAAATATTTTCTGTTCTTTTAAAAATATAAACTGCTCCAGTACCACCATTAGTAAAAGTACTTGGATAAGGTGCAGATACAGCAACTATATCTGCTCCGTCTGTACAAACTAAATCATGTCCATACATCCCCCCTGTTAGCAAGATAGGCGACGACCCTCCTAAACGATGATCAAAGTTTAACATTGGTTGATAATTTACTGACCATTCATTGTCTATTTTCTTGAATATTTGTACACGACCTAAGTCATCAAGATAGTTTTTACTCGAAACAAATAACCAGATGTTATCACCGTCATTTGATATTTTTACTTTGCTGCCAAATTTTTCATTAGCTTGTGGGTCTTGAGATGCAATAACTATATCTAATTCATACATAAACTCTACTGGATTATACACAAATACTGCAACTACACCTTGAGTAGCTAATCCGCTATTTGTACCGAGTTCTGATCCAACATGAACTCCGTTAAGTGTTTTTGTTTTAAGGGAAGTTGCATCTATGCTTCCAACAACAACAATGGATCCATCATTTGTAGTATCAACGCTTATTCCAAATTTAAAGTTTGAAGGTGTATTTTCAAAATATTCTGCAGGAAGTAATAGATTTTGTACCCAAACCCATATTCCATTATCAGTTGTACGACGATACACAGAAACTCTACCAGATTCAAATTTCCAAGTTGAAACAAACATCCATTTGTTATCTTTAGAAATTTTAACTTCATTACCACATTCAATATTTTCTATATTATTTTCTAAAGAAACTGTTTTATAGTATGCTGGAACTTCTGAAGTAGTAAATGCATTTTGATTTTGGAATACTAACCATTTCCCACTACTATCACTATCGACCCAGATAATTTCTCCACGTATATCTTTATTATTGTATCTGTTAGCTGATACTGCATCTAATGAAGAAAATCTAGATGATTTTATTACATGTACAACGCCAGAAGTTACATTATCCTGTATAGTAAAGATAGTAGAGTTAAATGTAAAAATTTCTATAATATTATTATAAACTGCTTGTACTTTATAAGATCCGTTAATAGAATCTAAATTTGAAATTACTATAATATCATTAACACTAACATCAGGAATAACATTACACTGTAATGAAATAGTATTGTCAGATGCAGTCCAACTAATGATTAATATATTAGCATTAAGATACTCATATACGTTCCAATCATTATTTGAAGTATATCCTAACCATATCTTATCTTTTTCTTTAAAAAGAGTTATATCATAATTTAATAGTGCTGCTTCATTAATAAGAATATGATCTACATCACTATCCATAACATAGCCAGCAACTTGATACTTAAACACTCCATAATTATGTTGTGTTGGATCAATATTAATTTGATTAAAAGGATTGCTATCATATGTGCTTGGTTTAATCGAAACATCACTTGATTTTATATTATAGACAGATAAATCAGTATATGTTTGATTATTCTGAGTTAGACTAATATTTTGTGGATTATGTCTAAATTTTTGTTCGTCTAATTCAAATTCTATTTCAGTATAGGCATCTGAAGATCCATATTCACCTATCTTAAACGCCCACTCTTCTTTAATATCAATGCTACTAAATCCACTAGAACGAAGTACATCAAACAATTTATTAATACTATTAAGTGTTCCTTTTTCCTTAATAAATCCTTGATAAAACTTATACTGAGCTACTTCATCGTTAATAATATTTGCTAGATATTGTCTAGGTTGATATCCTATAAGATGTCTAGCTAAAGATTCTTGAGTTGTATCAAACATACTAGCATCTAAGCTATAAAAATCTCTAAACTGTTCTATTTTGTAATCAAAGTTAGAAATTAATCCAGCTGTTGGAGCAGAATCTAATTGCTTCCAATCAGTGTAAATAAAATCTGATTTATCTAAAACTTTTACTAATGCTGTAAAATAATAGTTTTTAAATTTAACTATATCACCTATCATATAGTCTGTATTTGGCATCCAATTTTTAACTTCTGCAGAATCATATAAGAATCCTGGACTGGTATAACTACCATCCCATTTTGCTGTCTTATATCCAAATATCTTTAATCTTCCTTGGCGATACCCTGGAACTTTGTCATAAAGCATATCATTAAAAATAGACACATTATCAAATAATAAAACATGTTCTTTATAAACTAAATTAGCCCTAATGTGGAAAACTCCGTCATTAGTAACTGAGGATGGTTTTATAATAAATCCTGCATCTTCTCTATAGATGTCTGTTAAATCAGCTTTGAGAGGTGATCCATCTGCTTTGAATATACTATAATCATAAAAATCAGTATCAGTATTATCAACCGATGCTTTTATTTGAGGGAAAAATTTTATCCTATTAGCTGACGGACTTAATGTTATTACGGATCCAGCCGACCAATTTTGTAATGTCCAAAACATAAATTCTTTAGCACTTGTTACCCATGTCAATGGAACATCTAAATCTTTACTATAATCATCAAACGAAAAACCTAAATATTCTAATCTCTTTTCATATCCTAACAAGAAATCAACTACTTCTTGCACAGTAGAGAAAATAGTTCCATAATTAATCTTAATAGGATCAGTTCCAAATCGAGTTCTACGCAGAACTGAAACGCCACCTACAATAGGAAGTTTAGATAACGGAGCCCATTTTACTGCATCACTATTAAAATCCTTAGATGAAGTGTGACTTAATATTGATCGATAGTAACCAATATTTCCTAATCTAATTATTTGCCCTTTAGTGTAATATTTTGATTCTTCCCAGTTTACATAAGATTCTGATATACCACCAACATTCATTGCTGGATCATTTTGAGTAGACCGATATCCATATACTTCAAAATAATTTCTTTCTGAATCGTATCCTCGAACTTTATAACCAATTTTTCCGATTATTTCTTTTGCCCAATAATTACTATCTTTATTAAACTTTTCAACAGATGTTAATAATCTATCAATACTACTAACATGATTAGTAGTGCAATGATATATCTCGCTTTGGAAACTAACTCTGTCTCCAATATGATAACGATTTCCTGAAATCCATAAAGGATATGAACTTCCAACTTTTTCAACAATAACGCCACTGTATGTGACCGTAGAAACAGGAAAACTTTTATTATAGAATATCTTATAATTTTCAGGAGGTAAAAACACAGTACCAGAAGCATTTGGACTACGACTATCAAGTAATACATTAATGTGTTCTTTACTTGTAAATCCGCCAATCTTATATGCTAGCTTGGCATCTAATGCTTTTAATGTTTCTTTATATAAAGTTGTACTAGTGTATTTGGCATCGAAGAGATATTCTTCAATAAAATTAACTAATCCCGAAGTTACTGAAACAGGCAATGTAAGATCATTTGGGTTGCCTTTTGAAACATTTGGAAAAGCAACAGTTGAAGGTTGTATTTTAGCTCCTGTTACTGTTGAATAAATTTGTCCAGCTATATTACGCTTAATAGTAAATCTATCCCACATTTTTCCAATAAAATCAGCACCTCTTAACAAACAAATTGTCGAAATAACAGAATATGGATATTCGCTAGAACGCCTCCATGCTGTTTCAACAGGTGCATGATCACCAAATTTGTATTCGTTCTTAGCATTCACTAATGAGAAATCTTTTGCTATATTACTATCTAATGGGCTAAGTAGATTTCCATCAGAGTCTACTGGTATGTACTTGCTTAATCCACTTCTAGTATATCTTAAATTTACTCTTCTATTAGACGGATCTGCTATTAATCCCTTTTCAATATTATCCCATAATATTTTGTTTTCATTAGTATACGGAGCAGGACCATAAATTTCATCCCACCATAAGGGTTTAATTACAAATCCCTGCATCTCCCAAGGATGGGTATGTGGTCTATCTGTATCAAAGAAATGCTTATAAACTCCTCTCCAATATCCACTAAGACCGTATATACCATCTGGTCCAGTTGAAGCACTATAATTATATGTGAAAGAATTTTCTTCAATATAAAAATCATTGCTAGTTAAATCAAGGTCTGCTATAGAATTCCATTTTAAGAAATCGCTTATTAGCAAACTGTCTATTTCTTCTTTACTAAAATCAGTAGTACGATAGTATCCACCTATTATATCATCAATGTTAAAGATTGAAGTATTGTATTCAACTTTACGAGAATTAAATATTCTCATTTCTAGCTCATATATTAACAAATCTCTGTAATCATTATAAGCTAATGTAATACTTCCATCGTGTCCTTGTATAACCTTAGTTGGTGTAGCATACGTGTCATCAATATATATTCTTGGAAGATATGTTGGATATAATCCTAATTTTGAAGGTGTATAAGGAATATACGAACGACCATCTGTGTTAGAGTAATCTTTAATTATTATATAATCACCTTGATTTAATGGTGATTTTATTATAACAAATGCATCTGTAGTATCAAAATCGTATTGTATTCCGTAGGCTAATTGTTCATTATTAACATACACTAATATTTGTCTTTTGCTAGAAGTCATTGGAGTAAAAATACTATCAATAACAAATACCGGAAGGCGCGGATCAGTTACTACATATTCTCTTACAGAAGCTGCACCTGCTGCTACCATATCTGAATAATAAAATGCTGATAAATCAACATATTTTGAATATGAGTAATCTTGTAATATAGCGTCAACGATATCAGCTGGAGTTCCGTCGTGTGCTGTATGTGTAGCTAAACGGACGAATTCTTTCTTAAACGCTGTATACTTCTTAGCAGTATAACGTAAAGCTTTTATTATGTTAGCATGTTTATCAGTCATTACAAATGCTGCTAATGGCATTGATCCAGCATGTTGTAAAAATCGATTTCCGTAACGAGATATAAACCCTAAATTAGCTAAATTACTAATTCCTGGATAATTTCCTTTGAATGTTATTATATTATCAATTATTGAATTAACGTGATCAGATACTTCTCCAAATGTAAAAGAGTCGATAGTTTCATTTAATGGATTATTTTGCCAATTGTGTGGTATTTCGTAATAACCTTTAGTATTTTTATTTTCATTAGAAAATACTTTATAAACAACTTTATCGTTAACGTTTAAAACTTTAGAAAATTTAATATAATAATATCCTTCTATTGCTACGAAAGATATAGTATTTGGATCAACTTTTTTATTATTAACATAAACTCGTACCGAAAGTCCTCTTACACTTGCACTGTTATCATATACATCTATAGATATTAAATCTGTTGGAGTATCAATTTTTAATATTCTTACTACTGGTTGTTCTAGATTTTTATAAGTTCTAATCCAACCATTAGTATAAGAAAATGTATCATTATCATTTAATTTCTTAACAAATCCTACATATGAATTTACAAGATTTAAACTGTTATTTTCTTGGTATGTCCAAGATTGCTTTTGTAAATCAAAAGAAAATTCAATATCTCCAATATTACTAATTGAACGATAGACTATCGGAAAACCAAGTTCTGTGTCATTTGTTCCTGTACCTTTTTGATAACTGAAAATCTTATTTCCGGTAAAGTTATTATACGGATATACAGTTTGATCTGAGAAACTATTATAATTTTCGTCAAACAAATCAAATAAAGGTTCTTGATTTACTTTTGTCTTTTGTTGAGCTTCACTCCATTTTCCATCTTGGAAATAATAAGATTTTCCTTTATTTTTTACTCCATTTGTAACATAAACAACTTCGCCTTCGACTGGTTCACTATCATCAACAGTTTGGAAAGAAATTTGATATTTGTTTTCATTAGCATTAAATATTTTTACAACTTTAAATATTCTCCCATACACTAAAGAATCAGTGTCTGCTAAAAACAATATACGCTGTCCTTCATTGATTTCTGTTTGGTCAATGTGAACTTTAAGATTTCCGCTAGCGTCTGAAAAAAGACTTCCTTCAATATTTGAAAATACATCAGTTTCTAGAGTATCTACAAAATCTACATCTAGTTTAGAAATCTGTCCGCTTTTGAATAATTTTAAATTGGGGGAAAATTCAATAATTGGTCGTATTGCTCGTTGTTCTTGATTAAACAGAGAAGTTTGATTATTAGCGGTTGCTGTAGCGTTAATTACATTAATATGGAACCAAAGATTATTTCTAGCCCATACATTTCTATCTCTAGATGATCTATTAATTACAATATAATCTTTTGTTGTTGAATAATTATCTGCTATTTCCCAAGGTAACGAGTCAAAAGGTTGATTATCAAACGGTGTTTCTAATACAGTACCGTAAGTAGTTGGAGTTTTTAAATCGTTTTCACTTATTAACTTAATACTGTTACCAACACCTTCAACGTACCAGTTACCTGTAGCGTATTTTTCGGGAACAACTTTTCCTGCAAATGTAAGTTTAAGTCCGTTAATAAGATTAAATCCATTAGGATTTAAATCTGTTTTCATAACAGTGACATTTTTTTTACCAATAATTGTTAAGTCAATATCAAGGAATGTTGCATCCTTGACGTCTGCGATTTCAAGTATAGCAGCAGAATTGATATCATTATTATTCAAATAATAAAGAGAATCAGGTGCTTCAAATGGAACAGTAAATGTTATTTTACCATTTTGAACTAGCTGAGAACTAACTCCAACATTATAAAAATAACTCGATCCAGTTACTGGACTAGTCTTAATACAAAATGGAGCACCGTTAGCATTGATATTAAATGTATATGTCTTGCCTCTATATAAAGTTAATCTAGGATTAGCTGTAAGTAATTCTGTTGTTGTTGTATTATTAACAGGACCAACTACTGAAGAAAATAGATAAACTGAATTATCATCATCTAGTCTAGAAGTAACATTATATACTAATACAATTGCTTCTTCTTCTCCGTAGATAGTTACAGGATCTGGACCATTAGGAAGCCAATAGTATTCTCTATAATTTATAAACTTATCCCAATCGATATTTGGATCCCATGAATAGGATTCGCTTTTGTTTAACTTGCCGTGATTTCCGGTTACTGCACCAAAATATTTTAAACTATTCATATAATCAATATAATCAGCATACCAGTTAACTTTACCAGTAACAGAATCTTCATATATAAAAGATGGCTCTAATTGATAATATTGTCTAGGGTTTGTATCCTCTTCTACATAGTTGTCATCAAACGTATAATTTGGAATATCTCTACGACCAACGTAAGAATTTATCCTAGTTAATTTTCCAGGTTGAGTTAGAGGGTCTAACGTACCACCTAGGAATTTTTTGTTAGGATCTGTACGAAAAAAACTAGGAAGATGCTGAGCTGTTCTTCGATTAGCTTGATTTACGTTTAGTGGATATTCATCTTGATTATTTTGGGCCATTTATCTATAAAAACTCCATTTAGTAACTTGTAGAACTTTTTATGTTAGAATTATTAACATCAATCACTGCGGTAGTTACTATGTAACCTGATGTCTTTAATCTTGTAGCAGTAATTGCCGGAATTATTTCAATGTCATTAACTGTTGCACCACTAATGAATATTTCATTTGGTGAAGAGATTATCTGTTGGAGGCTACCATAAACTTGATCACCGTTAGTTGGAACTATAACAAAAGTTGTAATATAAGGTGTAACTTTATTCATTACAAAAGCAGATAATTCTGTAAAATAGAAAGTATCACCAAAATTCCAATTATCTAAACTAAAAAACTCATTAATAGCTTTTACTATCCTAGTTTTAATATCGTTATCTGTTATAACTTGTTCATTATTTTTAACAATCTTAAAAGATGCTTGTAATCTTGATTCTGCCATACTACCAAATAATACCTTATAATTAACAGGATGATAAATTAAATCATCGCTAACACTTTTTATTAAATCAAGATTTTTACCGTAATTTAATCTTAAGCTAGTGCTACTTGGTGGTAATGGAGCTGTATCAGTTACACCATTAAGATACTGACGGAATGATGTGTCGTAATCTTTTGTTAAAATATATAAATCAATTATATTAGTAGCACTTGGATCAATCCTAGTAGTAGAATCAGCATTATGAAGATAATGGAAATTTATGTCTTGACGACCTACAACGGCATAATAATCTAATGTAGTTATTAACTGTGTTGTTGTGCTGTTATATATTTTTATAGTATCGTTCTTATAGAAATAAAATAATTGTCCGTTGCTATAAGATGTTCTATTAATGTCTTTTTCTTCCGGTGCAATAACAAACATAGGATTTCTATCAGCTTTAATAGAATTTGAAATATATCTATAATCTTCAATATAATCATCTGTTGTATATTTTTCAAAGAAAATAAAACTATCTGTATTAATAGTTGTATTACCATCAATAACATTATAAAGTTTTACTATTTCAGAAAACGCATCTGGATTATCAACTATGTTATCGTCGTTATCATCCCAGAAAGTAACTTTTACAGACTTGCTACTAATATATCCATTATTTTCAATAGTATTTCCTATAATTTGCCATGGGTGATCAGCTTTTAATGATTCACCTAATATACTGTTAGGATCAGCATTAATCTTTAAAACTGATATTTTGTCTTTCTGTAATTTACCAGTTGTGCTGTCATATATTTTCCTAGTTCCGTCAAAGAAGAAACGATTTTCAAGTATTGATTCAAAATAGTACTCTAATCCTCTATAAGTTACAGTATATTTCTCTCCGTTAGTTTCTAACGCAATCAACCAACTACTATCCAATTTATTTCCAGTTGTATCGGAATTTGAATTCCACGCATCATATAGATTTAGATCTTTTTCCTGAATTATGTTCCACAATCTAGTTTCATTGTCATACTTTATTCCGAAGTTTTTATAATTAAAAATCAAATCAATCATTAATGACTGGATGTCAGTAGGGATATATCCTAAAAACTTTGGTATTACTTGATAAATCTGAGCACCAGTTGGCACTACTACATTAAGAACTAGTGGACCAATTCCAGTAGTTAATTTTCCTAATCCGTTAGCTGTTCCATCACCAACAACTGATACTACTTTAGCCCAAATACTTTCAACAGTTGTAGGAGTTTTTGTTGTTGTTAATTTTCCACTAGTAGTAAAATATTGCTTAAGATTAGTAGTTTTTGTAAGAGGAGCTACAAATTTAATTAAAGCCCCAGGTTCAATATATTGTGCATTTGATGATGTAAAAGAACCTAATGGAGTTATATTTTCGTTTGCATCAGTCGTATACCCAGTACTTTCATTATAAGCAGCCGTTGCTTGATTAAATATTCTTGTTTCAGTTGTTAAACCTTTTCTAGTATAATATTCATAATAGAAATCACGGATTAACGGTAATTTAATTATAGGTTGTATCTGATTAACTATTACAGATTCAATGTCAGTCCTAGAATTAAATTTAAAATCAAATTTCTGTTGTATCTGTTCTCTATATAAAATACCATCTGTACAAAAAATTGAAGTGGTGCTATAATTTCCAGTAACATCAACTATGTCAAAATTTCGACTAATTCCACTAGATGTACGATTGATTGATTTTATTTTTGCTATATTTTGACTAACATTTAATGGAGCAAGATTATAATCTTCACCAGTAATCATCCTATTTTGTGTATAATAAGTAGATGGAGCATTAAATCTAACTTCGTCATTTGTTTCACTAGCTGTTGCTGTAGTTACTGACGATTTTAATGATACTATAAATCTAATTGATTCAGCAGATCCGGTAGCAGAAATATATGGGATATTTAAAACAATACCTCTCATATCTCTAGGATTAATAGTATATGAAATACCATTAGAGGTTCTATAATAACAACGGAAAGCTCCTTTTGGTAGATTACCAAAAACTCCGTCAGCAAATATTAAATTAACTGAATCATTAGTTGCTGTTTGTACGCTATAGATGTTCTTAATAGTTTTATCTAAACTATTATAAATTATGTTATTTCCAGTAATTGCAGGAACTTTAGTCCATAAATTTAATTCATCATTATTATTATCTAACGAATACAACCAAATATCTTCATTGTTAATATTATTGTCATTAATATTAACCAGTTGATTATTAGTTGGATTGCTTAGAGAAAAATCCTGTTTTTGTAAATCACCTTGACGGAAATGGAAGAAAAATCCAGTGTTAACACCTCCATATCCTGAAAGATCATCTCTATATATAAAGGCAACTTGATTATTCTTTTTAGGTGTTTCTTCTTGTATTATGCTATTTTTTGTAACTAAATCTGTACTAATTACAGTACTAGTAGTTTCAAATGAATAATTTTTACCATCTATTGTTTTATTAAATGGAAATATTGGTAAGTCATCGATATTACTATTAATTCTATACTGTTCTGTCCAAATTTCATTCACCCAGTCACTTGCTTGAGGTAGTCCAAATTCATTTTCACTTATCATAGAAGCATTGACTACTTTTATGAACTGATCAAACCAATTAGAATTAGTCATATCATTCCATACGATTTCTAAATTTTGAATATTCCGACCAGTTGCATCAATTATAGATTCAGATGTAGAAACAGATTCAACTTTAAGCAAGCCATTAGCACATATACTACGCTTAGGATTATAACTTATTAATTGGGCAAGTCGTAGGATACTTTCTCTGCGTTCGGCTAATTCTAAAAAGTTTTCACGAGCATTCATATCAATGCGAAATGCTAAACTTTGACCAAGGAATGCTATGAGATCAATTAAAGCTAGATATTCACTAGATTCAATATAATCATTAAAATCTTCAGGATAATTCTCTCGAAGATAAGCTATCATTACCCTACGTAGATTTTCAAAATCATAACTAGTAAAATTAGAATTTTTGAAAGATTGATATACTCTCTTCCAATCTTCTGCTAGAAATAAATTATTTTGGCGACTAGTAACTGACATCGATCAAACACCCCATTTAGTTTATTTATTTTAATTAAAATATGGTATTTTATTAGCTAATACCGTTTTTTTGATCAAACATAAACTGCATAGTTTCTTGTATGTTATATGGTACATAAATTAAAGTTAGTTCAATCTGTAACCCTTGAGATACTTGTGTAACTATCGTTTGTACTGATTTTATTCTAGGATCACTGTTTACAATAACAGTAACATCGTTAACTATTAATGATTTTACTTGTTCAGTTAATGGTTCAAACAACATATCCCAAATAATAGTTCCAAATTCAGGATTTTCTAACTTTTCACCTTTTCGTATATGAAATTGATTGATTAAATCTTGTTTAATAAGAGCTAAATCATATAAAGATCCGTTAATAGAATTAGTATTAACAGTACTAAATCCCTTATAGGTCCTCGGAAGGAACGCCTTGGCTGTATTATTAGATCCTATTTGAGGATTATTATATCCTTGAACTGACATTTTTAATTACTCCTATTAAAGTTTTATACCATTTCGTTCCAATAATCCCTGTACCCTAGGAATAAGCTTTCTAGGTGCATTTCCTATAGACTCTCTTGTAATAACATTACTCGACGGAGCACCGACTCTCCAACCAGGATTAGCTCTCCAAATTTTTTCATTTGGACCGTTCGGACCTGCAAGAGTAGCATCCGGAGGACTATTAACATAGCCCGGTAATGCAACTAAAATATACATCTGAGCCAATGTCATCGGAGGGCTTACTCCCTTAGTCTTCATCCAATAACTAAAATATTTGTCTACCCATTCCATCTGTTGAGCTCGGCTCATCTGCCTTAACATAGCAGTGGTAATACTTGTCTTATAATATTTAGATAAGGTTTCACACGCTGAATTTCCAAACTGTATCAAACCAGTATAACCTAAACTGTTAGTAATTGACGGACTCATTGTATTAGCTGATTCAAACATCATAAGTGCTAATAGCTCTTCAGATTTAGCTCCCATCTTACCGGCAAGCTTTTGAACGGCACTTAGGAATTCTTGGTCTTTAGTCCACTCCTGAGGCATATTAGCAAGCTGTGCTTCATTTATCTTTTCTGTTGTTGAATTAGAAGAATCAGGAGGAATTTTAGTCTGTCTACGATTATTTCCTGCACCGCCTCCTGCTACACCTTCAGATGACTGTCCGCTGTATCCAGCATTGCCACCTTGTTCAGAAGGAACTTTTTCAATATCAGTTGTGCTCCTAATTTCAACTTTCGGACCATCCTTAGTATATGGCATTTGTGAAGATTCTCTGTCAGTAAGATCAAATGTAAACCCTGCTGGATTTTGATTTTCATGATGATCCCATGGTTCCTGTGTTGGTGCTCTCTTAACAATAAGAGGTCCAACTCCAGGTACCGGAAATAGAACTAGTTTAGGAGCAACTTCGGCACCATTAGCTACAAGGGCAGTATTTGCTTGTACTGCCGCTGAAATATTTGGAGGAGACTCAGGATTTAGATCAATCTTACTTCCCTTTAATACGATCGCACCTGAACTTAAAACATTTAATGTTACGCTTTTAACTTGAAAATCATTTGCTGTAATTTTAGTATTAGACCCGCTTAACATTTCAGTATTACCAGCAGAACTTATTAGTGTATTTCCACTCTTAATTTCTAAATTACCAAGGCTCGTTATATGTGTTAATCCTGCTGTTAAAATATCCGTAGTAGAACTACCTAACTTAAATGACTGGGTTTTCATATCAATATTACTGTCGCCACTCATTTGTAGCTTACCTGTTGCTTTTATATTTAGGTTGCTACTAGCATTAAGATAAACCGAAGCATCGGATTGTATATTAACAATATCGATAGAATTAATATTTGTCCTAGATTGAGCATGTAAATTAATACTGCGGCCAGCTGATAAATTAATATCTCTATCGGCAACAAAATTAAAATCACTTTCTGTCCTTATGCTTACGCTATCAGCTGCATAGATATCTATTTTACCTTGACTGGTTAATTCAATCCAAGCTGATCCAGTAGCATTAGTGATATAAATTAGATCTTCAGAATTGTGCATGAGTATTTGATGACCGGTACGGGTCCTTATTCGGAAACTTTCATCATGTGGAAACTCAACTAATCCGTCAGTTTCTCCTTTTTCTACATCAGCATATTCAGGTGGTCCTTCGCTAGGCTTATACTTCCTTAACAAACGATCATTGCCATCGTCCATTATAAATGTGTGCCCACCTAACCGACTAACAAATTTATTAATTTGATTATCTATTCTACCTATTCTTCCTTTTTGGGCATTAGTTCTCTTGTCAATTGGTCCTGGAGTACTAATACCAAAAACATTACTTGGTGTTTCTCGTCTAGAACTACTAGTGTGTGTTCCCCTAACTGTATCAGTTATAGTTCCTTGATCAGTTAAAACTTGTGTTATAGGATGTACCGGTTTAGTCATAGCATCAATATTAGGATTAATAGTGCTTTCACCTTCGCCAATTGATTTTCGATTTATTTCTCCGGTTGGAACAAAATCAGTTCCATATAATTCTTTAGTAGGTTTAGTCGATTCTTTCCATTGTTTATCGTCTTGCTCTCTAGCTTGATCTGAAGCAGCTTTGCTAGCTGCCATTCCGGGAATCATGTAATTCATATAAACATCTTGTACACAACCCATCCAATAGCCTTGTCCTGGATTTCCGTTAATAAAAATAACCATAACAAGTGAACCAGTGTCGGGAGGTACAAACCAAAATCCATAACTTTTTTGGGTTTGATTATAATCTTTAGGATCTGACCCGTTAACTCCAACATCAGTAACACCGTAGAAAGGGCTTAGATATTTTACAACATATAATTGTCTATTAGCAGCATCTTGTGCGCCTACAGGTAATAGTAATTCAACTTCTAAACCACCCTGTCGCATTGGATCGATATTATTGATTACCCTAGCTAAATGCGGACCAGGGGAATCTAAATTTGTAATAGGATTATCATTTGTTACTCTAACGCTGTCTGCCATTATTATACTATTCCCAATGCTACTGCCTTTTCGCCAGAACCTCTTAACTGTGTTCTACGACGCTGGGCTGTTATTGTTTGTGTAAATTTATTTTGATTAAATCTAGATTCAACTTCAAATACTTGAAACAATCCACTAAATTGATCAACTTGTTTATGAAATTTATAAAAACCAGTTGCAGGATCTAAATCAATAGGAGTTCGAAAATTTAAAACTATATCAACTTCACCACTTTGATAATTCATCGATCCATCAGCCATTACATTATCACCAGCAGGCTGTTTTATCTGATTTCCCATTCCACTGCTAGGAAGATAATACGGATCTCCTCTTATGGTCATCTTTATTTCTATTAGATCACCTTCACTAGTTAACATTTCTCTATAATTCTTTACTTGTGCGCTCGCATCATTATCTGACCCACCTGGATCATTTTTAACATTAGTTTTAGCGATCTCTTGTGCTTGTTGCTGATCTGGACTAAATGTTGTATTAGCAGGATTTATGTTAGCTGCTGCTTGCCTTCGAGCAGCATCGGCACGTTGACCGGGATTGTCAGTTCCAGTTTTACCGCCGGCGTCTGCGGATAATTTACTAAAGAAAGCCATATTAAAATCTAGATCAACACTTATGATTTCTGTATTTTTTCCTGTATATACATAATCATACACTCTATTAACTGTCTTTTTTAAATTATCATACCCTACAGGGATAGTATTTGGAGGTAATAACTTACTGATATGTACTTCATACGGAACCACTCTATATATAATTTTTCTATTTTGACGATTAGTAGTGGCATTTTCATCTTTATCTTCAATATGTATTTCTATCCTAAACCAATTAATCATTCCTTTAATATTAGTTTTAACTGCATCATTAGTTAATTGATTTAGTATATAGTCACTTCGTATAATAACATCTTTTATGATATTTTGTATTTTAGTACCCTGATTAAATTGAAAAACTTTGTTTTCTTTTATAGTTACATTGCTATCTTTAAAAATTTGTTTCTGCGCATCATGTACATCATCTTGATTTGGAAATCTAACACTACCGTTATTATTAAAATCTTTAAAGAGAGCACTATTTTTTATTAAAGTTCCAGTATCTCCTTTGTCATTAAATTTCTCGGGGAAAATTATTTCTACTTCATCAGTAGCAGTCATTTCTTTATCTTTTTTCAAAGTTTGATAAAAATCTTTTATTGCTTGGTTTAATGATTTTGGTCCTGTTACTAACATCTCTTGTACTGTAGCTCCTTCTAACATCATAGGAACTTTTGTATCTGATGTTGGTGATCTAAAAGCTAACTCATTGTAAGGGATTACTTCACATTCATAAACACTTCCAGCACTAGTAACTTTTAAATGCACATCAATAAATTTAATTGGAATATATCTAGTAAGATTTGGATCAGGATCATGCGGTTTATTATCATCAGTGTATCCAGCAAATTCAATCATTAATAGATACGAAGCTTCGCGGAAATTTCCATATCCTCCCTGTTGGGCTCCTACTAACATAGTATCAAGAAAAAGTCCCATACTATAAGGTTCTGTTACTTTAAAAGTTATTTTCGTAGCAAAAGATTCTCCAGTTTTTCCAGATAACGCCGGTTGACTTACTATGATTAAATCATCAATAAAATAATCAAATTGGCCGAACTCTGACTGTACTCTCTTATTGCTAGGTCCCCAATCTCCTTGAGACCGTGCAATTATATGTGAAATATTTGATTTATTAAATTTTCCAGCATTTTGAGAAGACTTATCTAAACAAGCCAATGTAAAAAGACAATTATATGAAACAAACTTATTGAGATAGTTTGTTCCAGCTGCTTGATACATTGCTATATTAGAATTGTCAGCTGATGGTCCTGGTACAGTTAAACCCATTATTATAATCCTAAATAAGATAAGAGACTTGTTTTCTTAGGTAATGCTATAGTAACTCCGGAACGGAAATCGTAGATTGGATCAAATATAATATCTGCATTCCTTTGCATGAATACCCACCAAAGTTTAGGATTACCATAAACGTCATAAGCTAATAAATCTGGTCGAAAATTATATTGTGGTTGGATAGTATAAGGAAAATCATCAGAACTTGATGGTATTGGTCTAGGTTCCCACATCTCGAGATATATAGAATTTTGGGTAGTATCATACCACGGACTAGATGCTGAATATTTCGCCATTAAATAAATCCTTTATTATCTGCACCGACTATAAGTTGCCCTTGGGCAAATGCATTAAGATTAAATAATTTTATCTTTTCTCTGCTGTATACTGGAGCTACTACTACAGTTATCGTAGATAGTGTTGGTACATAGCTCACATTGGTTCCAGATTTACTTCCAGTTGTTACTCCAATCTGTGCTGCTATATAATCAACATCTTTTTCTAATGTTATATTAAACGATTTAACTACTACTGATACATCATTGTAAACAAATTCTCCGTATCCATTTAAAGTACATATCGGTGGTGGATTACCTAAGTTATTACCTTGACCAAAATACATCTTAGTAACTGTCCTTAAAAAATGCATAGATGCCAACCAATGTAATGCTTCTTCCTGGCTTTGAACTGTAAACTGTCCAGTGATAGTTATGTCATCAACTTGACTATTCTTATAAGCAAGAAATGGATAGTTTGTATGGGCTGTTTGGATAGTTTCATACGTTGCTGTATGTGACATAGTAATCGTAGGAAGATAAGGAAATACTAAACCGCCAGTAGCAGTTAGCGGCGCCATGACAGGATTTTGTTTATAAATTGAATCATGAGATATCCGAACTCTCCAATCTGTTTGATTAACCGAAGAGGAAAACTTTGCAGAAACAGGACTATAATTATAATTGGACTGCGCACCGGGAGGAATTCCTTGGGCCCTAAAAGAACTAATTAACAAGTTTGGATTAGTACCAACTCCTGATGATAGAAGTCCTGACATTAACCCTGTACCAAAATCTGAGATAGTTTCACCTATAGCATTTGTAACATCTGCAATAGCATTACCTACATCACCGAAAAAGCTGTCTGACATCGAAATCTCCTTAAATATATTTATTGCAATAAAAATGTGGTGATATTATACTAAGATTGGAGACTCCAATAAATGGCAAAAGTTAATTACCTAAATAATAAGGATCTACTAGAAGAAATACATAAAAGTAAAGGATCATATTGTAGCTATGTTGACCCGGCATATAGCGAATACGATTTAATCTTACCGGATCTAGATAAGCTTAATATCAGGACTATAGCAGAAGCTAAACGTATACAGGCTAAGAAACTAACTGCTAGAGAATTTGAAAAACGTAAACTAGCCGGTGATAAAAAGAGCAAGATGGCTGATTGCGAAATAGATTATCGCAAGATTGAAAAGAGTGATTTAGTATTCCGTATAATGACATTTGATCATATTCCACTTGCTCCTGGAAGAAAAAAGAAGACTAAGACTACAGCAGACAAACACGATAAAGTAAACTTTCCACCGTTCCAACATTGGAAATATGACGATCAAGGTAACTTAGTCTGTGTAGGAAAGAGTCACTGGCAAGGCGGCATGGAGAATGGTCATTTCTCTAAAGATCACGGACAGTTCACTCCAAAGCTAGCAAAGATGTTTATGAAACTCTGCGAAAGATACGCTACTAGAGGTAACGTAAGAGGATACACTTACAACGATGAGATGCGCGGACAGGCTATCCTACAGCTAACTCAGATTGGTTTACAGTTTGATGAGAGTAAGTCAAATAACCCATTCGCATACTATACTGCCGCAGTTACTAACAGCTTCGTACGAGTGATTAATATAGAGAAGCGCAATCAAAACATCCGTGATGATATCTTAGAAATGAATAACTTCAATCCAAGTTATACACGTCAAGGCAATCACGAATGGCAACTTGCTAAAGATCGCAACGGTGGCGGAAGTAATGATTGACAAATAATCGCAGCGGTGTTACTATAATGTCAGAGGACACTTATGACATTTTTTAAAAAAGCCGCTGTGTTTACAGATATCCATCTTGGATTAAAATCAAATGCTAAGACCCATAATGATGATTGCGTAGAATTCGTAGATTGGTTTATAGCAACTGCTAAAGCAGAAGGTTGCGAAACTGCGATATTCTGCGGCGATTGGAATCACAATAGAAACAGCATCAATATCACTACTATGAACGCTGGACTAGAATGTCTAGAAAAGATTGGTGCTGCTTTCGAAAAAACAATCTTCTTTCCTGGTAATCATGACCTATATTATAAGGATAGGCGTGATATGAATTCAGTTGCTTTCGGAAAGCATGTTCCAGGTATCCAGATGATCACTGAACCAATCGTTATAGATGAAGTTGCTTTTATCCCTTGGCTTGTAGGTGATGAGTGGAAGAAGATTTCTAAAATCAAGAGCCGCTATATGTTTGGCCATTTTGAATTGCCATTGTTCTACATGAATGCAATGGTCCAGATGCCAGACCATGGTGAACTAAAAGTAGACGACTTTGCTCGCAATGAATATGTGTTTACTGGACACTTCCATAAGCGTCAGAACAAAGGAAACATCCATTATATCGGTAATGCTTTTCCCCATAACTTCGCAGATGCTTGGGACGATGCTCGTGGTATGATGATATTAGAGTGGGGTGGAAAACCTCAGTATATCGATTGGCAAAATATGCCACGCTATCGCACAATTAAACTAAGTCAACTTATTGATGAGATGGACAAGATATGTAAACCTAAGATGCATCTTCGTGTAAGTCTTGATATTGATATTAGTTTTGAAGAGTCAACCCATATTAAAGAGATTGTGATGCAGAATTATGACATTAGAGAATGTACATTAATTCCACAGCAGAAAGAATTTGATGAGGCTACTAGCACTATGGAAATCACTAAGTTTGAAAGTGTTGATCAAATCGTTATGAATCAGATTATCAATATTGAAAGTGATACATTTGATTCAAAAGTCCTACTGGAGATTTATAATAACCTATGATTAAGGTAAAAAATTTAACAATTAAAAACTTTATGAGTGTTGGTAATCAAACACAGGCTGTTGATTTTGAGAAGGAACAGTTAACACTTGTTTTAGGCGAGAATATTGATCAAGGCGGTGATGATAGTGGTTCACGTAATGGTACAGGCAAGACCACGATCATTAACGGATTAAGTTATGGTATCTTTGGGTTAGCACTCACAAACATTAAGCGTGATAATCTAATCAATAATATCAACGGCAAAGGTATGCTCGTCACTGTTAGTTTTGAAAAAGACGGAATTGATTATAAAATTGAACGCGGTCGCAAGCCAAACTTACTAAAATTCTATGTTAACAATCAAGAACAGAGCCTAGAAGACCTAGACGAAAGCCAAGGTGACAGCCGTAAAACCCAAGAGTCTATTAATGAACTAATAGGTATGAGTCATACTATGTTTAAACATATTTTGGCATTGAATACCTATACAGAACCGTTCCTAAGCCTAAAGGCAAACGATCAACGTGAAGTTATCGAACAACTGTTAGGCATCACTTTACTAAGTGAAAAGGCTGATCTCCTTAAGGAACAGGTTAAATTAACCAAGGATCAGATAACGCAGGAGGCAGCAAACATTGAAGCAACGAAAGCTAGCAATGACAGGATTAAGTCTACGATCGATTCACTTAAACTCAAAAAGAAAGCCTGGTACGTTAAACACGAAGAAGAAATTAAAGCTACGGAAGCCGCTATTAGGTCTCTTCAGGCAGTTGACATCGTTTCAGAAATTGAAGCTCAGACGTCGCTCAAAGCGTGGAGCGAGGCACGAGAAATGGTTAAGGGCCTTGTCAGGGAAAAAGCATCCCTCGAGAGCAGTTCCGGCCAAGCGGCTAAAGCAGTACAAAAACTGGAAAGTCAGATAAAGGATTCTGAGGATCACACTTGTTATGCCTGTGGTAGCACATTACATGATGCTAACTTAGGAATAATACTTGAAAAACTTAACAAGGATCTAAAAGAAAGCAAGGACTATTACGATTCCATACAAGAGAAATTAACTGAAGTTGTTGCTAAGATAAACGATATCGGAGAACTATCTGCTAGACCAGAAACATTCTATAATAAGATTGAAGATGCTTATGAACATAAGAACAATCTTGATAGATTAACTTCACAATATCAATCTAAGATAGATGATACCGATCCTTATCAAGAACAGATTGAAGAACTTGAGAATACGGCAATACAGGAAATTGATTGGAGTCTAGTTAACGATTTAACTAGAGTTAAGGAACATCAAGAATTCCTATTGAAGTTGCTAACAAATAAAGATTCGTTTATCCGTAAGAAGATCATTGATCAGAATCTTAGTTACCTTAATCAGCGTCTAACTTTTTATCTAGATCGTACTGGATTACCTCATCAGGTTACTTTCCAGAATGATCTACAAGTGGAGATTACACAACTTGGTCAAGATTTGGATTTTGATAATCTTTCTCGTGGTGAACGTAATAGGCTCATACTTTCACTAAGCTGGAGCTTCCGTGATATGTGGGAGAATCTATATCAGCCTATCAACTTGTTGTTTATTGATGAGTTGATTGATAGTGGTATGGATAGTGCTGGTGTTGAAAACAGTTTAGCTATCCTAAAGAAGATGGCTAGAGAAAGCAATAAAAACATTTATCTTATCTCTCATAAGGATGAACTTATCGGACGAGTTAATAATGTGTTACGAGTTATCAAGGAGAACGGATTTACATCTTACTCAAATGATGTGGATATCGTAGGTTAAAATAGGTATATATGAGTAATAAAATAGTTTTCGATACAGACAATTTACACGATCAACTAATGATCGAAGTAATAAAGTATTTCAAAGCTAACGAACGCTGGGAGTCAACTGATGCTGATCGCCCCGGAGTAGATGCTCGAAATGCTTTGGCTATGATAAGGATTGTCGCTCGAAAGAGGCGTATGGAAATACAAAGAGAACGTAAAGAACGTAGTAAGAAGAAAGGTAAGAAAAATGAGTGAAGTAGTAACAACAATTGAAGAACAGTTCGCAGCATGGAAGGTCGAGGACGCTAAGTTTATCGCAGGAAATGCCGCTGCCGGTGCTCGCGCACGTAAGGCATTAGGTGAAATGGGCAAAGCTATCAAGGCTCGCCGTAATGAAATCACAGCCGAAAAGAATGCACGTAAGGCTGCCAAGAAGTAATTGTCCTGGACGCATAATGGTGCTATTGTAGAAGTACTACCAGAGGACTGTATTGGGTTTGTTTATATTATAGTTAATACAGTCACTGGTAGGAAATACATAGGCAAGAAATTAGCAAAGTTTTCTAAAACATCATATAAAGTTATTACACAAAAAAATGGTGTTAAGAAAAAGAAGAAGATTAAAAGTAAAGTTGAATCAGACTGGCAAACCTATTATGGTTCAAATGATGTATTAAACGAAGACGTAAACAATTTAGGCAAAGATAAGTTCACTAGAGAGATTTTATTCTATTGTAATTCAAAGGCACAGTGTTCATATATTGAGGCACGAGAACAGTTTACTCATAAAGTTTTAGAATCCACTGACTATTATAATGGACAGATATCAGTTCGAGTCCATGGGTCACATATTTTAGGCAAAAAATAGGCTATAGGCCCAGTTTGATCG